CGGCGTTTCCCGTGGGCAGTCAAGGTTGGTGTGAAGCCCCAGTATGCAAAGGATGATGCACCCAACCTGCTCGACCCTTCGAAGATTCCCCTGGCTGAGATTGGCGAATACATGAACATTTGGAACCTGGAGCTTTTCAAGGTTAACGTCCAGAATTCGGATGACAATGGCAACCAGCATGTTGAGATGGTCTCCACAGGTGTCTACACGGACATTTATGAATTCATCAGAGTTTTCTCTCGCTTGGCCCGTCAATTCCGAGATGAGCAAAATCGTGCTTCACGCGTTTCGCGGGAGTTGGAGCAGATCGCTCTATGTCCCATGTGCGATCTACCTACTGTGAGATGTGCGTGCGATATCGCCATTCAAACAAGTGATAGCCCACTCGCTAGCGTTAACATCACCCAGCCTCTCTTCACAGAGATCCCTTATGTGGAGCACCACGTACATGTTGAGCCCGACACTCGGGAGACAGATTACATGTGGGCCGCAGGGATTGCAGGCGCTGTTGCTGCCGGTCGCATTTTTGAAGATGGCATCAAAGATGTTGCAGATCGTATGAGTGAGGCCGCAACAAGGAGCATCAAAAAGCGCCTTGTCTCATATATGCGTCGTCTTGGTCAGGAAACTTTTGAGCGCATCGTTGGCGATCGGCGTGTCAGGTACGCCATCTACGCGATCGGTCTTGCTATCGCGGCGTATGCCTCATACAAGTTCATCCGGTCTGAGTTCAAGCTGCAAGCTGACGGTGGTGACCGTAGCGCAACTGAGGTTTCGAAGGTCTCCCGATTGGCACAAACTGGTGTCAGGCCAGATTCAGCGGGGGATGAGGTGGAAAATTTCTACCACCAGAAGAATGACTACCGCGCAGATATGGCTATCTCTCAGAAGACCAAGTCGTGGAAGAATTTGGAGTGGACGGCTATTTGCGCCAAGGTTGCGAACAGCGTGGTGCACATCCAAACCATTCGAGATGTGAACGGAGAAAAGGTCACGCGCGAGGGCCGCGCCGTTTGTGTCGGGGGTAGACTCTATGTCACGGATAACCACGTTCTTCCAGACGGAGTGTACACCATGATCGTCACGCGTGAGGCACATAATCCTGGGCTGACTACGAATGTTACGCGCGTTTTCGACTCCGCGTCGGCTCTGCGCGTCCCAGAAAAGGAGCTAGTGTTTTTCCAACTATTAGACTCCTTTGATTGTCCTGACTTGTCAGACCTCTTTCCGATTGACGATGTCAGGACGGTGTGCCGCGGCACTGTTGTGAATCGCGGTAGGGATGGCCTCGTGGATAACTTGTCTGTTGCGCGTGCCGTGTACACTGAGAAGGTGGATCTTCCTGGACTCAAGCATGTACTCGATGTTTGGAAGTATCAGCTCCCCGTTCCGTCCTTCACAGGACTTTGCGGGTCTCCGTTGGTTCTTAACACACCTTCAGGTCCAGTTGTGGCTGGATTGCACGATGCCGGCATCACGGGTAAGGCTGACGGCATGGGCACGTGCATCCGTAAGGCAGACGTTGAAAACGCCAAGAAGTTCTTTTTGCCGATTTTCTCGCCCTCTCCACCACTGTTGCAGAGTAAAGACAAGAACGTAAGCCTTATTGCGCTGCATCCTAAGTCTGTTTTCAGATACATCGGACACGGGGTCGGG